CGGCCAGCATCCGTACTGCGAATTCTGCTCAGGAAAATTAGAGGAGCAAGAGCCAAACTTAACTCTACCTGAGCTATTTGATAACCACGGCCCTACTGCTGCCTCACTGAATTAACACACACACATGGCTACCTTTACAGCTACTACCAACTCCGGAAGACAGTTCGATCTTAACATTGAACTTCAAAGTGTTACTAATAATTGTGGAGCTTGCTTGCTCTACGGAGTAGGCCTACGCATCTTTGACTTACCAAAACCTAACGCAGAGAAGTCCCCTTGGAGCTTAGATAAATCCCCAACACAAAAGCGTCTAATCTTTCCTTGCAATAATATGCTTTCATTGAAGGAAATATCGGACGGGCTGTTGGATGTGTGGAATAAGAGCCAGATCAAGGATTGGATAGAAACTCATTGCAAGGGATTTGCCATCTTCACAGACAACATTAATTCCTATTTAAATCAAAATCACGAATACGCGAACTTTCTACTAGAAGATGCTCTGCTAGAGACAACTAGAGCATCCTCATTTTCAACCTCTGGCTTTGTCACTTGGCTGATAAAGAACAAGATCGGGGCTATGGGGCGCGGCATCACCACCGTAAATAAGAGGCACTCTGGTAGCTCTGTCCTAACCTCATGGACGTGGGCTCCCGGCAATGATATGATTCTAAGCATGGAACAGCCTCATTACCCTGACGGAGAAATGCCAGAACCTGCCAATTCTTGGACGGCTCTAAAGAAACTAGCCAAGGATCACAACGAGCGAGAGATGAAGTTCGGGCTAACAAAAACTAAGGTGCTAAATGTCAAGAGAGCAACTGTCCGTATCCCAAAGCGAGAGGGAATCAATACTCCGCGCCGTAGCAGAAAGCTCCCTTAACATTGGGGATTCCTCAGCAGGTAATGTGTGCCCTAGGTGTGGAGGAGGCGACAGCAAGGAGAGAAGCCTGTCTGTTAGCCGCAAGACTTTTGGAGTAGCTTTTCTTTGCCACCGCGACTCGTGCGGTTTTAGAGGAGTATTGAATGACGTAAGCAATTCTTACTATGCCTCTAGCGGAAATAAGCCGTCAGAAGACAAGAGTAAGTACCTATCATTCTCTCCTCTGCTAGAGAATGAAAAGAACTTACTTAGCACTAAGTATCATCTTACAAGCGAGGAGATATCTGCATCTGGAATTAGATGGTCAAACACAATACAGAGGATAATCATTCCTATCAGGACTAGAAATGGCCTGTCTGCCGGATTTGTAGCCCGATCAGAGAATCCTAAGGTGCGGCCCAAGGCTTTAAGTTACATAGTAAATCCAGAACTTCCATTCGGAGCGTACTACATAAAGGACAGGGAATGTAAGTGCTTGTGGTTAGTGGAGGATCAGCTAAGCGCCATACGCTTATCCAAGTACGAGAACGCGTTGGCACTTATGGGAACCCATCTAACTGACAGTCTGCTGGCTGATATAAAGAAAGGAGGATTTACACATTTGGTAATCTGCTTGGATGCGGATGCTATGGCTACGGCTATAAAGCTAGCTAGTAGAATCGACAGTTTGTTTAAGGAAGTACGAGTGCGATCTCCTAAAAAGGATCTAAAGAATATGACCCCGCAAGAACTGCGAAAGTTTTTAACTGGAGTGTAGATATATGATCCGTAAGAAATATAAAGCATCCCAGGTTCTAACATCAATTACCAATCCAGGAGATATAGACTACTTAAAGAGCAAGCTTCTGGATGTAAATATAAGGCTCTACGAAGCAGAGCAAGATTATAGGGAATTAGTAGAGAGCTCCATAGGGCTTATAGTCTACAGGCTTAACTCGGAATATGAAGACTATAGTAATCCTCTAGGAATGTCTGCCGCTAATTGTGGAATTCCTTGGAACATTATATCTTTTATTGGAGAGAAAGATGAAATAGAGGTGATGATAAACCCCTCAATTACTAGAAGCAGCGGGCAAAAAACAGTGCTATCTAATTGTGGAAGCTTAAGACTTAAGGAAAAGATTCCTATCCTTAGATATGAGGCTATAACTGTAAAGTACTACTGCCCACTTAGGAATAGATATGTACTTAAGACCTTTGCTGGAAGAATAGCTTCAACTATCCAGCACGAAATAGATCACAATAATGGTATACTTATTACCGACAGACAGGTAAGGGATAAATAAAATGAACTACAAACAGATAATTCTTCTACTATTAGTATTTACAGTTCTTCCCTGTTTTGGAATTTTTATGTGGGACATGTCCCCAATCCTATATTTTATATACTTGGTGTGCTGTTTTGGGACTGGTTGGTTTCTAAAGGACGCTCTTGATTACTTAGGATAAGTAATGTCTAGTACTGTACAGCTAGTGGCCGCAATGGCCAAGTCTCGAAAGGCATTCGAGCGAATATATCCCGAGGTAAGCGAGGACAGGGTAACTCCTTACTCGTGGTATCTCATTGATTTGATTAAGAATTTCTATGCTCGGGACGGCGATGCTAAGAGCGTAGATAAAGATTTCATCCTAAAGAAGATTGAATTAGATTTCCCCAGTGTAAAGAAGCAAGAGATATATAAGGAGCACGCTCTTGAGTGCTTTAGTGCAGATGTTAGCGCAATTAACGTCGCGGAGCTTGTCCTTGAGGCGAAGAGAAAAGAAAGCGCGCAAGCTCTTGCGCAATCTCTTGTCGGCGATAGATCCTCTCACGAGGAGATACTTGATAAGATTGCTAAACACTCGGCTCTACTCCGAGTTACCGGCGATGGCGAAGATATCGAAGATCGAGAAGTATTTAACAACATCTCTATCGACGAAATCAACTCTACCGTACTCAATCCAGAAGGCCGAATAAAGATCCTTAGCAAGCGAACTACGGAGGAGCTGGACGGCGGAGCAATGGGAGGTAATGTTATATGGATATACGGCAGGCCAGAGATCGGCAAGAGTGCCTTAGCTATTACAATGGCTACGGTGTTAGCTGCACAAGGGTTGCCCGGAATATTCTTTGATAACGAAGATCCTATCAAGTCTACTATCTCTCGTGCTCAGGCGTGTGCTACTCGCTTAGCTGCGGTAGATCGCCTACGAGATCCAGAGAATGCGCAGAGTAGATTGGATGCTTCGGGATACAAGAACATTCGCTTTGTAAACTTGGCTCCCGGAAGCGTTCCAGAAATACAATCCTATTGCGAGAAGTACAAACCAAAATGGGTAGTAGTTAATCAAATACGCAATCTAAGATCACGAGCAGAGACTCGTACCAACATGTACGAAAACATAGCTACTGACTTACGAGCAGTGGCGAAGCAAAACGATATCCTCTTGATAGGAGTAACCCAAGCAGGAGATAGCGCAACTAACAAGCTAGTTCTAGATATTGGAGATGTGGACGGGTCTAACACGGGCATCCCCGCGCAGGCAGATGTAATGATTGGCATCGGATCTAATCCAGAATTCAAAGCGAGTAGGTGTGTAATGATTAGCCTACCAAAGAACAAGCTAAGCGGTAAGCACGTTCACTTCCAGATGAAAATGATCCCCGAACTATCGCGAGTGGAGGATTTGTAATATGAGCATTAAAGTTCGCTATGGATTTAATTTGAAAGAGCCAGAACTTTTGCAGCCAATACTAAATGGTTGTGTTGGTAAGGGGTGGCATAAACTAATACGAAATCTAGTTAGGGACCTATATAAGTTAGGTTGGGACGGCCGCGTATACCAGATCAAGGAGAAATTTGGGGGACTGTGTTTTTATATAGGAGAGGGAACAGATGCTATACATGCTAGAGTAGCAGAAGCTGAGAAGGAATCAACACTAACATGCGAGATTAGTGGCAAGCCTGGAAAAATAAGAGCAGGCGGCTGGTTAAAATGTCTAAGCGATGAGCACGCTAATGGCAGGCCTCTGGCACAGCGCAGCATCGACTAACCTGAACGGAGTATAAATGTACATTAATCAGGAACCTAACCCCTTGAAATACAACGAGATTATTAATTTCCTTATGTATCAACAAGATAGCTCAGACGATCTGCAAGATGTTGATTTTGCTGAGGGAATTGATACTGAACTTCCCGAGCAATTTGTTGTCTAACATTGCATTTAAAGCACAAGCAATAAAAGAGAAAAGAAAAAGAAGCTAGTAGCAATGTTCTTTTAACGGGATTCTTTTTTCTCTTTCTTTAGCTTTAAGCCTATTCGCTCCGCTGCTTGATAGTACTGTAATAGATTTAACGATCTGCGCAGCGGTACAATCAATACACAATTAAAGGATACACAAACAATGCTGTACACATTTCTAGCTTTACTAGCAGTATTAGCATCCGGGATCACTCTTATTCGCGTACAGTCTAACAAGGACTATTACAATCAGAGCGAGTCTATTATTGGAATAGGAGTGGCATCTGTAACGCTGTCTTTAATTGGCCTGATGATATTCTCAATGCTGTGCATATACTATGTGTCTGCTGGATACAAGGCCGAGCTAATCAACAAGGAGTACAAAACACACTATACGCAGGCCGAGGTATTCTATGGTAGCGATGTGATTGATCAGATTCAACAGGTTAAGCGCCAGCGCATCGAGATTAATGGCAATCTACTGAAGGATGATGGTAACAAGTAATGCGTACTAAAGCATTTATTCCGTACAAGGTATTCTCCAAGAAGGAGATAGAAGAGCTGGGAGTATCTAATGCAGCTCTCAATAGAGCGTACCTAATCAATCTCAATGACGGAGAGAGCATGCTACACAAGAGTGTTCGAGAGTCCATGAAAACCTTAGTACGAATTGAGGCAAGCAAATGACTAAGAAGAGTAAGGATTTCTACTGGGTAACGGAGTCATTTGTAGACGGAGAGTGGCGGCCCGGATGCAAAGATTATGTAGGAATACTATTTGTATCACGGCAAGCAGCACGAGTAGATCGCAAAGCTCTTCTAGAAATTTTCCCCGCAGATGGTCTGAAACTAAGAGTTAGCAAATATGCACGAGTTAGCTAATAGCTTCTACATCATTATGGAGACTAATCTATCATATGGAGAGAGATAGTACGCCTTTATCTTTCGGTAAGTACAAAGGAAAAACTCCAGAAGAAATTTCTGACATAGCCCCAGAATACATAGTGTGGGTTTACAGAACTATGGGAGCTTCTAAATGTAGCAAACTATTGTTCCTTCATTGCCTAGACGAAGCCGAGATGTCATATCTTGAAGAACTGCGAGGGGAGGTGGAAGAGTGGTAATTATTTATAGGAGAAATAACTATTGAGTTCTTTAAAGGTAACTACTTAGTCCTAGACTTTGAGACAACAAATCTAGAGTTTGGAACAGCCCTCAATCCGCTAAACAGATTGCTTTTAGCTTGCTGGCAATTCAATGGCAAGAGCAAGTCTAAGTTTGGCGGAGAGAACGAGCAGCAGGAACTGTTAGATGATATCGAGAAAGCGGATTACCTCGTTGTACACAACGGAAAGTTTGAACTCCAATGGCTCAAGCGGTGCGGTACTGACTTGCGAGCTGTGCGGGTTTTCGATACGATGCTCGCCGAGTGGGTACTGCTCGGAAACGAGAGAAGCACTGGACTGTCTCTGCAAGAATCTTGTAAGCGCAGAGGACTGCCCACTAAAGAAGATCTCGTATCCAAGCTCATCAAGCAAGGAGTCAATCCAGAAAACATACCCAAGAGATGGCTCAAAGACTATTGTGGAATCGACGTTGATATCACTAAGCAACTCTTCCTTTCCCAAAGGGAAGAACTGGAAAGAACTAATAGGCTCCACCTTGTTTATCAGCGGGGTCTCGTTTGTGCTTGCCTATCTGATGTTGAGTATATTGGTATATCTCTTGACAAAGCTAGGGTAGAAGATGAGTACAACAAGGTTCTTTCGGAATACGTTGAAACGCAAGAAGCGCTTGAGAAAGAGTACGGCCAAATCAACTGGCGTTCTCGCAAGCAAGTCGCAGAGCTTCTCTATGATTCCCTACAATTCCGGGAAGTCACAGATAGACGCGGAAATCCCGTACGCACTGACAAGGGAGATAGAGCGACAGATAAGGCAACTATATCCGCTCTTGTACCGACTAACCAAAAACAACGTGAATTTGTACAGCATTTTAAAGCGCTTGCCTCTTTAAATGCAAAGCTAACTAAATCTCTAGAGTTCTTCAAAGGAGTTTGCGATCTATATGAATCAAGGTTTTACGGGATTTTCAATCAAGGAACTACAGCAACACACCGACTATCCAGCTCGGGCCGCAAAATCAAGCTACCTAAATCCATTCTATCTGACAAAGAATCCTCTCAAGGTAAGGAAACAGAAAAAGGCATCCAGCTCCAAAACATGCCTAGGGAGTACAAGCACCTAGTAGTAGCTTCTTATCCTGAATGGGAGCTAACCGAGTGTGACGCTTCTACCCTAGAGTTTAGCGTTGCAGCCGATCTTGGGAAAGATTCCGTTGCAAAACAAGAGATTAGCGATGGAGTAGACATACATGCCAACACAGCTAAATTCTTCCTAGAGGACGGAACTCAGCCGGAGTTTCGCGGTCTAAGTACAATCAAAGAAGCTCGGCAAGTATCCAAGGGGCATTCATTCAAACCGCTCTTTGGCGGCCGAGGAATAACCAAAGCAGAGCAAGCGTACTGCAAGTACTTCCAAAACAAGTACAAGGGAATATACGATACTCAGACGGAATGGACTCATCAGGTGTACCGCTCGGGAGAGCTAATCACACCTTACGGTATGCGCTTCTACTGGCCAAAAGGAAGGCTAGATCAGCGCGGCAACATTGCCAACCTAACAAATATCTACGATTATCCCGTGCAAGGATTTGCGACCGGGGAAATTATTCCACTCATCCTGTGGAATGTCTGGCAGCAGCTAGACGGCTTAAAGGCCCGCATCATTCTAACTATCCACGACTCTATCGTGGTAGAACATCCTAAAGAAGAACGGGATAGAGTGCGGGAAATTCTAGTTTCATGCTTCACGAAAGAAATATACACACAACTTAAGGAGATTTATAGCTATGAGTTCACCACGCGCCTCGGCGCAGAAATCAAGACAGGCACGCACTGGGGCGAAGGCCAAGGCGAAAAGTTCAAAGCCTTTAGTTAACTTTTCAATTGATGTAGGAAAGACAAACAACGGATACTACCGCGTGTACTTCAACGCGTACAGTAAGAACTATGGCGCGTATCCCGGAGTAGCAGACACAGAACTGCAAGTGTTCCCCTCCTTGGAAGAACTAGGTAAGGCAGTAAACGATTTTTATTCTAAGCTAATAGGAAAACTATAAGAATGGGCAGTAAGAAATCCGCGAGTAGTGACTACTTTGTAATAGTTGATCCTGATTTAGAGTGGAGTAAGTACGGATTCTTCACTAGTGATGGGGCAGCAAAAAAGTCCGCTAAGGACGGAGCATTAAAAAATCCCGGCGATGGTAGTCGATGGATAGTAGCTAAAGTACTTTACGAAGTAAAAGCAAAGCGCGCAGCAAACAAAGAAAACATCCCAATTATAGAGGTATAATAAAAATAGCATGCAAGTAACAGGACGAGTAGAACGAGTACTAGAAACGCCAACCAAGTTTGGATCGCTGTTTTCAATTGTTGTAAATGATACACGCTACGGCTGTGGTAAGACAGCAGGCGGAGTTAGCGCAGGAGATTGGGTTAAGTTCTCGGCAGAACAGAACCCTAAGGGTTATTGGGAAATTGAGAAGAATACCTTAGTACCAGTGCCGCCTCCGACAGCACAGACAGCTCCGGTGGCCTCAGCCCCCAAGCAAGCTGCTCCGTATGTAGATACGCGACAGGATAGCATCATCTATCAGAGTAGCCGCAAGGACGCCCTAGTCTTGGTGCAGATGCTGATGGCCGCAAACTTGATTGACTTCGGTAAGGCCAAGGGAGCGGCTAAGATCGACATTGTAGAAATGTTTGTCGATAAGTACACCGAGCATTTCATTGATGAGGTAAAGTCTAACAAGACGCACTGCCTGTCAGCAGATGAAGAGACTCCTCCAAGCGATGAAGCTTTCCCGGAAGACAAGATTAACTTCTAAGTAGTAGAGATAGCGGCTCCGCCTGATGGCCCTAGAAGAGAGCCCCGCACGGCGTAAGCGGGACTAATAACGAGACCTTAGCTCAGTTGGTAGAGCAGTGCCTATATTCAAGTGTAAAATACATGGTTTAGTTAGAGCGCATAGTTCAGGAAAATTTCCTCGCTGTTCGGTGTGCAACAATGAAAGAATGAAAGCTAAGCACCAACAATTAAGAATAAGGGCTATTGAATACGGAGGAAATAAGTGTCAGAAGTGCGGTTACAATAAATGTAGAGCTGCTTTAGAATTTCATCACACAGATCCAACGAAGAAAGAGATAGAAATATCTAGAGTTTATAAGCGCTCTTGGGAAATGCTAAAGCTAGAATTAGATAAGTGTATTCTTTTGTGTGCTAACTGCCATAGAGAAATACACAATAGCTAGATATAAATAGATCTCTCCACAATAAGAACAAAGGGAACTTGATGCACCAATCGGAACAAGACGATAAGAATAAGATAATTACACCTTGGTCTACAGTAGGATATCTTGTAGCAAAGAGAACGTACGCGCGGAGATTAAATGAAAATGATCCTAACAGCCCAACTGAAGAGTGGGAAGACGTTATTGATAGAGTTGTCAGAGGAGCTAGAGAACAGCTTAATTGCGGATTCTCTGATGTTGAAGAGGCTAGACTTGCCGGATACCTTCTATCACTTAAAGGCTCAGTTGCTGGAAGGTTCTTATGGCAGCTTGGTACTTCGACTGTCGGAAGACTCGGCCTAGCGTCCCTACAGAATTGCGCGTGCGTGTGCGTAGACGAGCCTATCCGCCCCTTCACTTGGGCGATGGATATGCTAATGCTGGGATGTGGAGTTGGGTTTAATATTCAGAGGGAATATGTCTACAAACTGCCAAAGGTTAGAGAAGAGTTTGTCGGAGCTATTAGACAAGATTCAGCCAGTGCTGATTTCATTGTTCCAGATACAAGAGAGGGCTGGATTAAACTCTTGGAGTACACGCTACGAGCTGCCTTTGACAGAGGAGCAAAAGCAAAATTCACGTACAGTACTCAACTGGTTCGCGGAGCAGGCGCTCCCATTAGAGGATTTGGTGGAACCTCTAGCGGTCCTGAGATACTCTGCGAAGGAATTGGAAACATCAATAAAGTCATTGCGCAACGAGTCGGTAAGCAGCTCCGCCCAATAGATTGCTTGGACATTATGAACATCGTTGGCTCTATTGTCGTGGCTGGCAATGTTCGTAGGTCTGCGCAGATAGCAATAGGAGATATGGATGATTTTCAATATATTCGCTCCAAAAGATGGGATCTTGGAAATATCCCTAATTGGAGAAGCAACAGCAATAATTCGGTGGTGTGCAATGACTTCTCGCTGTTACCTGAAGAGATTTGGAAAGGATACATGGGCAACGGTGAACCTTTCGGACTTATCAACCTGCGACTTGCAAGAAAAGAAGGACGAACAGGAGACCGTAATTACCCTGATAAAGAAGTTATCGGCTTCAACCCATGCGCGGAGCAATCTCTCGCTAACTACGAAACTTGCTGCCTCGCTGAAATCTTCCTTCCCAACATCTCAAGTAAGAGTGAGCTACTGGATGTAGCAACGCTTCTCTACAGGATATGTAAGCACAGTCTAAACCTTCCGTGCCACAACAAAGAGACAGAAGCAATTGTTCACAAGAACCAACGAATGGGAATCGGCATCACTGGATATCTACAAGCCACCGACGAGCAGCGCTCTTGGCTATCGGGATGCTATGCACAATTGCGGGCATTTGATGAGAGCTATAGTTCCGCTAGGGGATGGCCAAAGAGTATCAAGCTCACAACAGTCAAACCCTCCGGAACTCTGTCCCTACTGCCGGGAGTTACACCGGGCTGTCACCCTGCTTATAGCCAACATCTCATACGTAGGATCAGATTGGCGAGTAGTAGTCCCCTCGTTAGTACGATACGAGATTCCGGAATTCGTGTGGAGTATGCACGGGGCTTCGATGGAACAGACGACAAGGCAACTGTTGTCGCTGAATTTCCATTCAGCTACCCGAAAGGAACTAAGTTGGCTAAAGATATGTCTGCGGTCGATCAACTTGACGTGGTTAGACGCCTGCAAGCAGAATGGTCAGACAACGCCGTTTCCTGTACTGTTTACTACCGAAAAGAAGAGCTAGACGAAATCAAAGAGTACTTGAAGAAGCACTATAACAATAGCTTCAAGAGCTTAAGCTTCCTTCTGCACAGTGAGCACGGATTTGAACAGGCTCCCTTGGAAGAGATAACCGAAGAGGAGTACAACAAACTGATGAAGAAGACCAAGCTTATTACCAGTGTATCTAGCGCTGAGTTTGATTCCGACGACGAATGTATTTCTGGTATATGCCCGGTAAAGTAAATGATCCAGTAAATAATCCCAAGCACTATTGCTCTTCCCCGTCTGGAATAGAGTGCATTCAAGTAGTAGAGCACATGGGATTCAACCTGGGAAATGCTATCAAGTACATATGGAGGGCTGACTTAAAAGGCAAGGCCTTGCAGGATTTGGAGAAAGCAGTGTGGTACTTACAAAGAGAGATACAGCGGAGGAAGAAAAATGTCTCAAGTGTTCTTGACGGCTGATACACACTTCTTTCACAAGAAGATCTTAGAGTTTGAAAGAGCAGCCAGACCTTTCTCCTCTGTTGAAGAAATGAATGAGGTTCTTATTGATAATTGGAATGCCACTGTAACTAAGCGAGATACAGTTTGGCATCTAGGGGATGTCTGCTTTGGTAAAGTAGAGAATCTAGAGATTCTTTCTAGACTAAATGGAACTAAGAATCTTATTCTAGGAAACCACGACCGGCATGGTATACATAATTACCTAAGGTATTTCAGAAAAATAGAAGCCGCAAAGAAATATGATGGTTATTTATGGACACACATACCGGTGCATCCAGGACAATTTTACAGATTCATAGG